CCAACGCTTGAATTCAAACCACTGCATGGACGGAATGATACGTAAAACGCATTTGCGTAGATATGAAATAGGTCTGTGATTAAGTATTAACTCAACCATACCAGAGCCATCATAGTGCTCGGTGATAGTTGTTGAATCCAAATTTTCGCCAATGTAAGTGTCAATTTGACGCTTAGCCCACGGGATATAATTCTGTTCAATGATGAGGTCTAATGTGCTGGGCATCTCGCTAATGTCCACGCCTGCAAGCCATTGAAATACATCATTTTTCGTACAATATTGGAAGGCCATTTTAGTTTTCCTATCTTGGGGATTATTCTACCTGATACTCTATTATACCACATTTTAAAGTCTTTTGCAAAAGAAAATTACATAGGTGGGGTAAGATTCCGTCTTACCCCACCATAGTAACTTTTGGATGATTACAATACTGGGCTATTAAGCCGCAATATCAATAATCTTGCCTTGGAACGCTTCGCAGGTCATTTGAAGTACCGAAAATTCGGCAATCAAAGTCCTGTAAGCAGACTGGAGCAACGCAAGGTCGATAGCTGACAACGGCATAAGGTCAACCATCTGCACTGCGTTACCGTCTTCCAATACTGTTTTGTCGTCGATGACGAGAGCAAAAGAATCACCGTTGGTGTCTTCCACAATATAGCGTGAGCCGATAACATCGACCAAGCCAAATGGGGAGAGCCATTTAGTGACACTGATACCAGCGGGAATATCCGCCATCGTACCAGCTCCTGCCTGGAACAGCTTGTAATAGCTGGACAGCACCAGTTCGGAAATCTTCTGCAACTCACGATAACCAACGATAACAGCTTGTGGCTTCCCACCCTTATTCACGATTTTCTTGCAAATAGCAGTAATATCGGAAAGAGCTAAGGGCTGATTAACGCCAGAGACCTTGTTGTCCTGAACGTTAGTCACGATTTGCTTATTCAGACCGTCGAACTGAAGTGCACTGGTCGAAGAATCGCCATTGATAATGGCCCATTCTTCAATCAACGCCACGTTCAGCATCTTCGTTTTAATCTGGTGCTTCTTGATGTCGGTGTACGTCCCGCCAGCCATTTGTTCAAAGAACGAAACGGTAGCAAGGTCGCCTACACTGACATAAGGAGCCGACTTATAAACGTAAGACGGTTGAGTAGCAGTCGGAAGCCCACCTTTGGCAAAAAAAGCATTCTCAGGGGCAGTTCCACCCAGGAACAGATGACCAGCTGACTGTGCGCCAACTGAAACGGTCGGAACCAACTGATACCACGCATGTGCTTTACCGTTTCCCTGAATACGATTCAGGCGGTTGCGAAGCGGAGTGTCCGTCGGTGCCATAATAGCCATTTCAGCTTGCAGGTCCTCACGAACCAACATCAAGCCGTCAACTGACGTGGAGGAAATAGCCTTCTGAATATCCTGAAGAGCTTGTTCTACGAGTTGAGCATTGTATGACATGTAATTAATCTCCTTTCTTTTAAGATTTTTTGGAACACTTACAGAGCTTTGCCGAATTTTGTGTCCATGCTCTTATTCAGAACATCTTCACGAACCTTCTCCTGCTCGGCAGTCAAAGGTTTGCCTGACTTCACCCACGTAAGTACTTCTTCACGCTGGCTCTGGAATTTTGAGTCATCGTTAGTGGGAGTGTCCGTATTCTTCTCGATGATACGCTTTCTAGGCATCGGTTTCTTTAAAAGCTCTGTTACCGCATCGAAACGCTTTCTCAACGTTTCTAATTCATTCGTGACCTTTTCCAAATCTTTCTCGGATTTAGAATCAGCCAATTTCTTAGCTTCTAGTTCAGCTAGTTCTCTTTTTTTCTTTTCTTCTTCTGTTTCAACGGGTTCAGCCGCTTCCTCTTCTGGTGTTTCAACGGCCTCCTCTTTAGGGTCTTCTGTAGTTTTCCCCTCTTTTGCAGCAATTGCTGCCGCAAGTTCTGGCGGAAGAGCCTTAACTACTTCTGCAGCTTCGTGGGTCTTGACCTCAGGTAGCACTTTTGCGGGGTCACCAGACTCCTCAACGGCAGAAGGCTTGACTTCGGGGGCATCGGTAATATTACCATCAGCACACCCAGCCATTGCTTTTACAGTTACTTCTGCGGCCTTAGTTTCATCTTTACTTGCCTCAGGGTCTACTGGATTACGTGTGGCAGGTAACTCTGTGCCAGTTGGTGCGGGTGGCTGTACGTTTTCATCTTTTTTGGCAGCCGAAACAGCATCTGCAGAATTCTCAGCAGAACTTTCGCCCAGCGCAGGTGTAGCACTTGGTTCTTTCGGAGATTCTTTCGCCCCTGGAACAGGTCGATAAGCACCCTCAAAAGCCTTTTCGAGAGCTTCAACCTTTTTCGTCAAAGTCTCAATTACTTCAGTTAGTTTTGTTACGTCCATTTCGTTTTCTCCTCCTCGGTTAGTAACGTTATGTGTTTGGTAAGCAGAACCAAGTATAGCTTGCGCTTTCTTGTGAACAGCTTCTATTTCATCTGGAGTTAGATTATATTTCTCCATGATGGCAAGTGCAGTTACAGCGTGCACTTTATCAGACATGGGAAGTAGACGCTCCGTAATATACGTATCGTCCTTTCGATATTTACGAATTACTCCAAACGAGCTGTCCGTAAGTTTATCGAGTTC